AGAAAATCAAACACCAGTTCCTATCCAACACACCAGCACTGGCTGTACTTAGGAAGAAGATTGAGCACGCATCAAAGAAGGGGTGGATCAGGACACTTGATGGTCGTAAGGTGTATGTGCGTAGCCCACACTCAGCACTTAACTTTTTATTACAGAGTGCTGGTTCTATCATAGCCAAGAGAGCGTGGGTTATATTTAATTCTCTTGCCTATCAGTTTGATTACAAGCAACTGGGTGTGATACACGATGAGATACAGATAGAGTGTGACCCTACAGATGCAGAAGTTATAGGTAAGCTGGTTGTCCAGGCTATGGAAGAGACAACAAAATATTATAAACTTAATTGCCCTATCACAGGTGAGTACAAAGTGGGCAAGAGTTGGAATGAAACACACTAGAATTTTAATAAGAGAGGAGTAGACAATGAAGTCTATAGATACAGTAGTACAAGATGTATATGATTTAATGAAGTCAAAGGATTACACTGGAGACTTAAGCTCGATAGCTATGCAAGCTGGTCGAGAGGTGGAAGAAGCATTAAAGGATGCATTCACACCGAGAGAAGAGAACCGAGGTCTTAGGATGTCGGGCATAGGCAGATGTGAAAGAGCACAGTGGTATAACTATCACGGTCACACACCTGAAGAGATAAAGGGTGAGGTTTACTTAACCTTCTTACAAGGTCACATACTAGAAGCGGTACTGGTTGCTTTGTTAAAGCTATCTGGACACACAGTAGAAGACCAACAGAAGAAGCACACACTAGAAGGTATCAATGGCAGCCAAGATTGTACTATTGATGGTGAGTTAGTGGACATCAAGACAGCCAGCGCCTGGTCCTGGGACAATAAGTTCAAAGAGACTGGGCTTACCGATGATGCGTTTGGATACATCAAACAACTATCAGCCTATGGTAAGGGAGACAAAAGAAAGAAAGGATACTTCCTTGCTTTCAACAAGAACAAGTCAACACTAAAGCTATGTGAGCAAGAGTTAGAGCAAGACATAGATACTTTTGTTGTTGATTTAAAAGCCAAGATGGAATTAGATACACCACCTATGCGATTAGCTAACGCTACAACTTGGAACAAAGCCAAGACAGAAGAGAAGCTATGTATGACTTGTGCATTCTGTGGGTTTAAGGAAGATTGCTTTGGCAGTCTAGAAGCTAGACCTATTCCATCTGGGAAGATAACTAATTATTATGTTACTGGAGCTAACTTTTGAAACAACTACCTGAGTTTAAGGCATACATCGCTGCAACATTTGATGTGTGCCTGATCTGTGATGAACTAGAAATTGAACCCGAAGAATTGCTGGATGCTTTTGAGAAAAGATTAATTGAAAAGCAACATAGATTCTTAGAAGAATTTGAGGAGCGAGAATGGAATACATAGAATTGTATATAGGTTTGATGTTGCTAGGTGCTGTAGGTATTTACTTTACACACAAGCAAGCATATGAAAAAGGAATCACTGATGCTGTACTAATGCATAGAACTGGCAGACTAAAGTACAAAGACTATCTAGATAAAGATGGTGCAAAGATGGTTGATATTGAGATAGACCCAATTGAAGGAGACGAAGAATGAAATTACCAAACGATTACCAAAATTTTATAGCACTAAGTAGATATGCTAGGTGGCTGCCAGAAAAGAATAGACGAGAAACTTGGAAAGAAACTGTAGCTAGGTACTTTGATTTTATGGAAGAGCATCTAAAAGAAAATACAGATGGTGAGCTTACAGCTAAGACAAGAAAGATTCTTGAGGAAGCTGTGCTTAAGCTAGAGGTTATGCCTAGTATGAGAGCACTGATGACTGCTGGTCCAGCACTTAAAGATAATAACATAGCTGGCTACAACTGTGCCTACCTAAGTGTTGACCACACTAAAGCATTTGATGAGTGCTTGTACATTCTAATGCACGGTACTGGTGTAGGGTTTAGTGTTGAAAGACAACACACTAACAAACTACCAGAAGTTCCACAAGAAATGATTGATGTTGATGATGTCATCGTGGTGCAAGATAGCAAAGAAGGATGGCAGTCTGCCTTTCGTAAACTTATTACCTATCTCTATGATGGTGAGATGCCTAAGTGGGACTTCTCTAGAGTAAGACCAAAGGGTGCCAGGCTAAGTAAGTTTGGTGGCAGAGCTAGTGGTCCAGAGCCACTGCTAGATTTGTTTAACTTCGCTACTAATATGTTTAAAGATGCAGTAGGTCGTAAGCTAACTAGCTATGAGTGCCATCGTATGATGTGTAAGATAGCAGAGGTAGTTGTAGTGGGTGGTGTTAGACGAAGTGCCCTGATCTCACTATCTAATCTAACTGATGAGCGTATGCGTAATGCTAAGTCTGGTCAGTGGTGGTCTGATACACCAGAGATGGCACTAAGTAACAACAGTGTGTGCTACACAGAGAAGCCAGACATTGGTATCTTTATGAAAGAATGGCTGTCACTGTATGAGTCTAAGTCTGGTGAGCGTGGAATCTTTAACAGACAAGCAGCAATCAAACAAGTATCTAAGATAGGTAGAAGAGATACTGAACACGACTTTGGTTGTAACCCTTGTAGTGAAATCATACTAAGAGATGGACAGTTCTGTAACCTAACTGAGGTAGTGGTGAGAGCAGAAGATAAACCAAGTGACATACTGCGCAAGGTTAGACTAGCCAGTATACTTGGTACATTCCAGGCATCACTAACTAACATCAAAAGATTAAGACCTAAATGGGTACACAATACAGAAGAAGAAGCACTGCTAGGTGTCAGTTTAACTGGTATAATGGACAACACTTTTATGAATGGAAGTTCAAGCAGAGGATACCACACTAAGAAATCCTTGCCTGATTTTCTAACAGAGCTTAAAGAACAGACAGTTGCAACCAATAAAAAATGGGCAGCTTCTCTTGGTATCAGTCAATCTACTGCAACCACAGCCATCAAGCCAAGCGGTACAGTCAGCCAATTAGTTGACAGTGCCAGTGGCATACACACAAGGCACAACGATTACTATCTTAGAAGAGTAAGAGCAGATGCCAAAGACCCAATAGCACAACTTATGGAAGATCAGGGCATCCCTTGTGAGGCTGATGTTATGAAACCTACTAGTGTTAAGGTCTTTACATTCCCTATGAAAGCACCCAAAGGTGCAGTAACCAGGAATGAAAGAACTGCAATACAACAACTAGAGTTGTGGCTTATGTATCAAAGGTACTACTGTGAGCACAAGCCTAGTGTTACTGTTAGTGTAAGAGAACACGAGTGGATGGAAGTAGGTGCGTGGGTATACAAACATTTTGATGAGGTCAGTGGTGTCAGTTTCCTACCTCACTCTGACCACACATATCAACAAGCACCTTATGAAGACTGTACTAAAGAACAGTACACAGAGCTGGCAAAGAAAATGCCTAAGTCTGTTGACTGGGATTTGATTAGTAAGTATGAACTCACAGATATGACAGTAGGTACTAAGTCACTGGCTTGTACTGGTAGTGTCTGTGAACTTGTAGATTTAGTTGAAGAAGAAAGGGAGATAGAATGAATACATTTATATTAATAATAGTCTTGCAAGTTATAGTTATTACCTTGACTGGATGTAGTATGTTTGAAGAAAAAATGGAACAGCTACGATGTGATGCACCAGTTGATACAACACTATGTGCGGGGTGGAAAGTATGAAAAGACTTTTAAAAAGAGCGGTGATATATCTAGCGTTTATATCATCAATGATTTCTGCGGGTTGTCTAGTCTATGTAGTTATGTGGCTAGAGGCTCTTAGAAAAGGGTGGCTTGTATAGCACGATGTTAAATAATAAAGGAGTTAATATGTTAGAGAAAATAAAGAACGGTGCTGATGGTGCAATAGATGTTGGCATCAAGTTAATTAGCCTATCAATTATATTACAGATTATCTTTGGTTCAAAGGTAGCATTCCTAACAGGAAATGTAATAGGTTCTATACTTGATATAGTGTGGACACTTGGTAACGCAGGACTAGCTGGTCTTATTGCAGCTGGTATTATCTGGAGACTACTCGACAAAGATATAGTCGATGAGCTCAGAGACTAAGCCAAGCAAACCTAGTGGTCTTGTTCAATTGGACAGGACTGCTAGACTCTACCAAGAATTACAAAAGAAAAACAAACCAACTAAGCCGAGGGAATTATGGAAAAGGGACTGGAGCAAGTAGGTGATGTAGTCAACTCACCTGATCACTACACAAAAGGGAAGATAGAAGTAATAGATTTTATAATAGACCAGAAAATGAATTACCTAACTGCAAGTGCGTGCAAATATTTGTGTCGCTGGGAGCACAAGCACAAGGGTGATGGACAAATTGAAGACTTAAGAAAAGCTAGGTTCTTTATTGAGAAACAAATAGAGGAGTTACTTAAATGATAAGCAAGGGAATCTTGCCTATGCCCACATACTCAAAGGGCAGAGGAGACAAGAAGAAAACAAACTTGCTTAGTCTTAATGTCTTTATACACCTACATCCTTTCGCTAAAGGCAAATGCAAGGATGATTACTATGAAGTAGTCAAGGAGTTTGT